TACTTCGCCTGTAGCTACAGCGTTTCCGTTTACTTTCAGGGAAACCATGCTCTCCACAAGATTACCGATGAAACGTAATACATGTGTGTAGTTCGAGTAAACATCAAGCACGCCATCGCCGTTCTGTTTAAAACCAGTGTCATTATCACCAAGAACGATCGAATTGCCGCCCAGCGCATTATCAGTACCAATGCTTAGCGGACCGTTAAGACGCCCTCCGGCAATGGGCAGCGCCTGAACGTCATTTGCTGTGGGTTTATTAGCTGTGTTGTAGTCAACAATCCACGGGCGGCTGGTATTCGGTACAGTTCCCCAGTCCTGACGCTTTGCGTTAGCGCCCATATGCGCGTAATAGTGCTGAAACCAGACTTCACCGATTTTCTCAACAAACAGATATCCGTAGCTGTACAGCTTGCTGCCATCCGGATAGGTGGGAAAATCCGCAACTGAGTCAGAGTTGGACACTGACACCCGCCACCATCCCGGTGTATTAGCTGATGCCATCGTGCCGTTATCGGTAATTTCTCCGACAGCATCGGCGGAAATGGCCCCAACATCTGACGCCCATAAAGTGATATCACCGGTCAGTGGTTTACTGTTAACCCGCCGTGTCGCCGGGACGGCATTTTTTGCCAGATTTATCGTTTCGCCTAAACCGAGGTATTGGAGAAGCGCGGCGACATCTTTTCCGCTTAAATTCGTCAGCGTATTGTCCAGCGGTTGCTTTCCAGCCAGAGCGTTTATCATCGTCGTGGCAAAGTTCGGGTCATTCCCCAGAGCCGCTGCCAGCTCGTTCAGCGTATCCAGTGCTGCAGGCGCAGAATCCACCATTGCCGCGATAGACGATGCCACAAATTCCGTGTTTGCAATCTGTTTAGTGCTGTTACCCGCCGCTGGCGTCGGTACCTTTGGAATCCCTGTGAGTGTCGGGCTGTCCTTCTGCGCATACTGTGAATGCGGGTCCGGTGCAGCAAGATGCTTTGCCATCAGGTCGTCTACATATACCTTCAGCTCCAGCGCCTTATCATCTACATATTTACGGGTTGCCAGCACTACTGCAGGGTCAATTTTCAGGGTGATGTTATCGGTGCTGCTGGTAATCAGTACCATGCGCACAGTCTGCGTACGTCCGCTCCCTTCTGTCAGCTGCGGCTTGTAGCTCTCAGGGCAGTTGCCCACAGCGATCAGCGCACCGGTTTCATCAAACAGGCCGACCTCACGAATCCACCACCCGCCCTCAGTTTCCGGGATTACCTGCTCAGCAATAATCTGGCTGTTGTTCTGCGGGTCGATATACAACATATTCAGCGCTGCGCGGCGCCTCTCAGCAACTAACGCGGTCTGTTGTGCGCTGGGTGTGGGCAGCACACCGCCACCGTCTCCCACCGCCATATGGGTAATTTTCAGCGGGATACCGAGCGCGGCGGCGCTTGCCAGTTTCGCCGCGCCGATGTCCGTCAGCAGGGTATAAAATTTTGCGCTCATGGGTTCACTCTCATTGTGTCAATAACATGGACTGCCCCGCCTTCATATGCGGTGCCGCCGGAAATGATGGTTTCGTTGATATACGGATACACCGTGATTTCTTCGCCAAGGTAGCTGGCTGCGCCAACCCAGTAAGGGCCGCTGGTCTGCATATTAATGGACATACCTGTCATGTGGCGGCTGCATGGTTTGGCATCGCTTATCAGGCGCTCAAGCTCCAGATAGGTGTCTTCGGTGATACCATGATCCTGTACGCCAATATCCAGACGGAACGTCCCCGGCGTTTCGCCGGTCTGCCACCACTCAATGATGCGGATCAGGAAGCCGAACGGCTCCACCACACGCCGCACGGCGCTGGTTGTTCCTTTATGCTGATGGATATAGAAAGCATCCTGCACCACACGGCGTTTGACATTTTCTGTCCAGCTTTCATCCCAGCGGTCAACGGAAAACGCCCAGGCCAGATAAGGCAGGAATCTGATCGGGCAGGTTGCCGGGTTCCACAAATCACGCAGCGATACCTGCAGATCGGAAATCCCGCTGCAGGTCTGCGCCAGTCGGCGCTCAAGCGGCGACGAACCCGGCGGCAACAGACTATTCATCCGTGCCCCCGTTGGTAACGCTCCATTCGGTACAGGATGCCGCCTGTGTCTTATCCAGCACCACATCCTCCAGAGGGGACGTCAGCTCCACACGCTGGACGCCCTCCACGTGCAACGCGGCATAAATGGCGCTGCGGCGGATATCACGTCCCAGCCGCGTCTGACTGGCGATGTACCTCTGCAGGCTGGCTTTTGCCGCCACCATAACAGGCTCCGCTTCCGGCCCCGGATAAAGAAAAATGGTAGCCTCCACCCGGTACGGTATGATCTCCGCACTACGAACCGTCAGACGGTCAGCCACCGGGCGTACACTCTCACTGTTCAGGGCTTTTTCAACCACATCCAGCAGGTCTTTTACTGCTGTACCGTCACCCTCACGGCTCAGCACGGTAAGTACCACCTCTGCAGGGGCCGGACTGGTTGCGCTGGCATCTGCCACACGTCCGTCCGCACTTCTGGCGTGAAATTCATAGGCTCCCGTAGGGCCAGCAACAGACAGTCCCTCAAATGCTGCAGGGATGCGCTGGCGCAGCGCCTCATCATCTTCCATCACTGCGGCGACCGGCGGTACTGCATCATTATCAGCAGGCACTACCGTCAGACGTTTCACGTTGCAGTTGGCTGCCAGCTGCTCAAGATCATTTCCCATCGAATAGGCCACCATCACCGCCTGCGCAGCCTCGTTAATACGCTGGCGCAGCAGGATTTCGCGGTATGTGCTTTCCTGCAGCAGCTTGGTGACGGGTTCAGATTCCAGCGCCAGCGTGCGCCGCACCGCGTCCTGTTCATCCACAGGATAAAGAGCCACAAAAGCGGCCTTGCGCTCAGCCAGCAGCGTCTCAAAATCCGGCACGTCCACTATCTGCGGCGCAGGCAACTGGGAAAGGTCAATCACTGCCATTGTCTGCTCCTGTTGATACGGAAAGGGAAACCGGCGCTCCGTTGTTGCGCTGCCCGGTAAGCTCAACCACCATGGAGCCATCAAAATTGCTGCTGATGGTGATAGAGTCCAGCGTGAGGCGCGGCTCCCAGCGGTTCAGCGCCACATAGACCGCAGACATAATCTGCAGGCGCAGCGCCGGGTTCTGCGGCTGGTCAATCAGTGCAGACAGCAGGGAGCCATATTCTCTGCGGGCAAGACGGCTGCCCTGCGGCGTCAGCAGAATATCCCGTACCGACTGGCGCAGATGGTCTGTATCTGCAATGGCCTGCCCGTCATTCCTGCTCATACCGATATACAACGTCATACCGGACCTCCCGTGTTAGCGCCGCCTTTCAGAACACCAGTATGCTCATGGTCATCAACTACGATCCCGTTAGAACTCATTGCGCCGCCGCCCTGGGTGACGCCGCCGTTGATCACCATCTCGCTGTTAATGCGTGTTGTGTCAGCCTCCACCACAAACTCACCGGTTTTGAGGGTGATATTGTCCGCCGCCTCGATCACCATGGATTTGATACCCCGGACATGCCACCGCCCGGTGGCAGGTTCGTACTCAAACCAGCCCCCGTCCGGGTACTCCGTCACGCAGCCGTCCACAGAATCCGACGGCGGCGCAAACTGATTGGAGTAGATGGCGGGCAGCACAAAAGCGGTTTCCAGATTGCCGCCCATGCTCAGCACCACCACCTGCTCATCCGGCGACGGGCACCACCATGTACGGGCACCACCGGCACGCAGCGTCAGCCAGTTAATCCAGTTAGTTTCAAGCTCGCCCACTTTCACCCGGCACAGCCAGTTCTCCCGGTCCACCTCGGTCACGGTGCCGGTGCGGATCAGGTTGGTGATAAGGCGCATAATTTCTGTTAGTTGTGCGTTCATGAATATTATGGTTTCATAATCAAATCAATAACACATCAATACCACGTTGTTTGGTTCGTGATACAAAATGAGAATTATTAAGCAATGACTAGCTTAGCATCCTTCAAACAAATAGATTTTCAAACCGCAGATGATCTTTGGGAATCACTATCCCCTACGAGAAACTTAGATTTACAGAAACCCTACAATTTAATTTACAGAGGGCAAGGAAATTCTGACTGGAAGTTAATACCATATGCACTAAGAGATAATCACATAAATAAAAGTGTTGTTCGTCAATATAATAATGAACATAAGCAAGCAAATGGGCTAGTCAGGGATGAGTTATTCAGCCTTATTCAGTTCGTTAAACATTGCGACAGAACAGGGATTAAAATCCCTAATGATACAAAAGCATTTCGTGAAGACTTAATGAACTTACACTCACCGGTGAACAATAATTTTATAACAAACCCGTCATCTTGGCCAAACCGAGATTATCTTGAATTGATGGCGTTGGCACAACATCATGGAGTCCCTACACGACTCCTTGACTGGACATCTCTACCATATACTGCATGTTACTTCGCAGCCAGCTCAGCTGTATCTAATTATCAAGAATGGGATGAAAATTCGCAATTAGCTATTTGGGTAATTAATAAAAATGCCATTGTGGCTGAGGATTTATATTATGTATTCAAAGCACCCGGTTCTATAAGCCCACACTTAGCCGCACAATATGGCTCATTTACAGTTCACCCTCATAACGGAGCCTATCGCAAACCGTATCAGATTTTTGGTCTAGAAGAACTTAGCATTCCAAAAGAAACTCCTAATATATTTAAATTAACACTCCCATCTTTTGAAGCAGGCAGATTGCTATTGCTTTGCAATCATTCTGGATTTAGCGCAGCAGACATTTACCCTTCTGCCGATGGTGCTGGCAAGGCAGTCAATGATGATAGAAATATTCAAGCCGCATTATGCCACTTTAAAGAAAAAGGTTTGAAATTGTCATTTTTTGAGAGAAAGATAATATAACTTACGATTATCATTTATGTTTTCGTCAACCATTCAACGATAAGGTTATTTGATATTTCTCTCGTCGTTGAGTTTACCCCCAACAGACGGCGTTCTGCATAACGCACTTCCGGTCCCTTACGGCTGACGCGATCACGCAGGCCGTAATGGTGAACACGGGCAATGCGCTGCACCTTGCCATCAAACTGCACGCTGGCGGAGTCCGCTCTGGCGGCGGTTTTCAGGTATTTTGTGGTGCGAAGCTTTGCAAACATCTGGCGTTTGATACGTCCCTTCTTGCTGCGGGCTGTCACCCTGCGCGGCTCATAGCCGCTGCCGTCAGGATTACGCTGCAGCCTGATGTTCTGCTGCTGCGTCCGGCGCAACTGTTGCGCCAGTTGCCGCATCATACGGTTGCGTGCGGCAGGCTCCAGATTCGCCAGCAGCGCCGTCAGCCAGTCATCCACCTTCTGCAGCTCATCCACGTTTCACCGTCCACATTTCTTCGGGTTCGTCCGGCTCCGGCACCGCTTCAACGCTTGATACGCGGCCGTCAGTGCTGACCAGCACACGCTCAGTCAGTTGCAGGTTCATGCTGATATCGCACACATCGTTTCGCAGAATATCCACTTCAAAGGTGAACAGTTTTTCGCGCAGATCCGGGTTGTTGATGGCGTCCGGCTGGCTGGTACTGAGCCACAGCAGGACTGGGGCCATCAGCAGATTCTGGTCGCCGCTGAAATCCTCGATCACCACGTTCAGGGTGTAGCGGTATTCCCATGACATGGAACTGGCTCCTGTTGCCACCAGTGAGCCGTTATCAACGAAAAGGTGCAGCTTGTCCGGGTTGTCCCGGACATAGGCAACCGCTTTATTCAGGGCGCTGCGTAAGGACTGCGGTTTGTTCACTGTCTCGCTCCTGACACGCAATAATTGTGTCCACTTTGTCAGCACAGACCGCCCAGGCGGCCTCGGTTTCATCCAGCACCGCATTCAGATCGCCGTTACTGCGCGGCGCTGACCTTTCCAGGCGGCACTGCGTCAATCTGGGACAGCCACTCACGGTAAGCTGCACCTCCGGCGAGGGCCGGACGCTCCCGCAGCCGGATAATGTCAGCAGGCAAAGGAGTGTCAGCCCAGCGGCGCAAATCCTCGTTTTCACGTTTCAGTTCCTCGATCCGGCGCTGACGGCTTCGCAGCAGTGCGGTGGTCTGTTCCGCTGCCGCATAAAGCCGCGTCTGCTCCCGGCTGTTGGTTTCGGTCAGAATGGACAGGCCGATCAGCTGGCTGTTTTTCTTCGTCAGCTCCTGCGTTTTGCTTTTCAGCGCCGCGCCCTGCGTTTCGATGGTGTGGCTGGCATTGTTTAACCGCCACGACTGCCAGCCCAGCGCCGCAAGTGCCAGCGCCAGCACTACCGCCAGCGCACGCATCAGGCCGCCATCGGCTCATGAAGCTGCGAGCGGGCAATCTGATACAAAACCAGCGTCAGCAGGTAAAACACCAGGGTGATCACCCATCCCGAAAACGCCAGGCACAGAACAATAAGCAGCCTGATAGCCCATGTACGCACGGGTTTTACGGGGTGCGCCCTGAATTTGATTAATGCCGCCCTGACCTCATCGCGCGCCCGATCTCCGGCGAACCACCCGACAGCGCACAGCGCAGCAAGCAGCCAGGCGAGGAAGCATGACACCCAGACAGACGCACCAACCAGAACCGGCGCACCGCTGCGCGGATACAGCAGGCTGATTACCAACAGCGCAGCCCATGCCAGCTGGAAAAAAACGCTCATGACTTTCTTTTTCATTCCGTTATGCTCCTTTTAAGCACCAGGCCATTTCCCGTGCGCGGCGGTTGTCCAGCCCCTGATTAAACACACCTTTGACATATACCCAGCGCGACAGCTGATGGCAGGCATCCGCCCAGCGCCGCTGGTTCAGCAACTTAACCAGCGTGGAGCTGCAGGCGTTGCCGGTGCCCACGTTGAAAGCAAACGACACCACCGCGTCATAGACCTTTTGCGGCATCGGCTGCACCACACATTTATCCAGTGCTCGCTCCACGCGCAGCACGTTGGTGATAAGTCCCTGCGCCGCCTGCCGTTCCGTGATGGTTTTTCCAGGCACCACACCGGACGTATTGCCGATCCCGTCAGTCCAGACGCCCGCGCTGCACTGATAAGGCTGCAGGCGGCATCCCTCGTAATCGGCGATCAGTTTCAGCCCCTCAATGGAGGTATGAAGCGACTGAAATCCGGGCAGCGTGGCTGCGATAGCCAGCACCGCCCCGACAAGGCAGCGCTTAACGATTGAAGGATTCATATTCCCCCCGCGAAATCTTGCCGCCACGTAACAATTTGAAAGACTGGTGTTTGTAGTACCAGTTGATAGCCAGCATCAGCACACCAATCAGTACGCCGCCAACCGTTGACGCATCCTTGAGCGACAGATCGCCCAGCCATGCCAGCAGCACGGCAATGCAGTAAGTGATAAAGGCGCTGATTCGTTCAAGCGTCATAATTCAGTCCCATAGCTGGACGGTCTGCGCCGTGGTTGACGCCGTAATGTCCGGCAGATCCACCTGCAGCCCGTGCGGTAAAAATGGGCCGTACTCAGCCAGCCCCGGATTTGCCTGCAGAACCTGCTCAGTGACACCCTGCGTGCGCCCGTAATGACGCCAGCAAAGCGCGTCCACCGTGTCATACTGATGCGCACGCACTTTCATCAGATAAGCTCCACCGTACAGTGCGGTGCATCCTGCACCCGGCTGATGGCCCAGCGGGCATCACGCCACAGATCGCCGCTGGCCTCCGCCAGCTCCTCCCCTCGCTTCACACCTGACGCCGTGGCGTCATAGTCCTGATAACGCTCATTAAGCACAGCGCGCGCCCAGCAAAAAACAGCGTTGTGGTAGTGCCGGATACGCTCGCTTTTACCGTCCAGCATGTCCGCCGGAACCTCAGCAAGTGTCCGCCAGCCCAGCATCTGCTGACGGTTGCGGAAGTCGTACAGCTCAGCGTTAACCTCAGAGATCGCCGTCAACACGACCTGCTTTAAACGCGGCTGCGTCACCGTGCCGTCAGTGCGCATCACACTGCGAAATTTCGACAGGTCCACATCAGGCCAGAACGGCGTATTTTTGATGACCTCCGCCTGTTCCGGTGCCTGTTCGGGCGCAACAAACTTCATGCGGCTTTCTCCTGAATAAGTGGGCGGTGGACGGAATTTTGATGTGGCAGTGCCTTTCGCCATCCCGTGCCGCCCGTGCGCGGGGCACGTTCGTTAGCGGCTGTCATTGCGCAGTCTGCGCTCCAGCTGCTGCTTTTCTTTTTTCACACCGCAGCGGGGATCGAGCTGCAGCGCATGGGTAAGGTGATTCAGGGCAGATGCCGGGTTGCTTTCGCTCAGTACAGCGCCGATGGCTTTATGCAGACGCGCCCGCGACTGGTCCGGCATATCCAGATCGGTTGTCAGGTCCAGTGTCTGCAAAAGCAGATCGGCATCAAAACCGGCTGCGGCTAGCAGAGCGCCTTGCGCCGCGTCTGCCATTTCTTCTGCCAGCACGGTCTGCACGTTACGGTTGCCCAGCGGCATCACCCAGCCATGGCGCAGCGCATGACGCCCGATTTCCAGCGCACCGGCATAATCACCGGCATCGATACGCCACAGCATCACGTACATCAGCACGTCATCCTGCTGCGCACCTCCGGCAGCCAGCACGCCCTCCGCCCAGGCGGAATATTTCGGCAGCAGCTCCACCTTGATTTCCGCCTTTTTCACCGTGGACTGGACGCCCTTGAGGCGGCGGCGGTCTTCTGCCAGCTGCAGCAGCATCAGGTCATAGCCCGACGCATGGCGAACACTGCCGCCCTCACGGGCGGCCTGTTCGGCCTGAATGCGCAGGCGGTGCTGCCGTGCGGGACTCAGGCTCATGCGTTATTCCCCACCTTCCGGTGCGGCAGGCGCGCTGAAATCACCGATTTCGATGTTTTCTACCAGCGCCGCGCAGCGGTAGTCCTCGACCACATACGCCTCGTTGACGGATTCAAAGTTTTCAATCCGGTCACGTTTCGGGTTGTCGATAACAGAACGACGGCGGGTGTCTTCCTGCCAGTAGATGGACAGGTTATCCAGACGGGTGATCAGCAGGGCATTTGCCGGGAAGAAAGGCGCGCGCACAGCCTGCAGGCCGCCCATGCGTTTCTGGCTGATGATCAGATCGGCGGCGATTTTCTCGCTGTTGTCCTGCTCTTTGTTGACCAGCGGGAAATACTTGTCAGAAAGCAATTCACGACCACAGACAACAACCAGTTCGTCATCATCCTGATACTCCACATCGATCAGCTCGTTGACGGTATCCATCACCACCGCGTCAAGATTTACATACTTACCACCCGGACCTACTTTTACCGGTTCCGCAGTAGTGGTGCCGTCTTCTGTGGTTTTGCTGCCCATGACGTGATCCGGCGCGTCTTCGCGGATTTTCTGCAGCCAGCCTTTATTGACGTCCTGCAGCAGCGGGTTTTCAGCACGATTGGAGCTTTTGGCGCGCTTCACGCCGTTAAAGCCAATCATGATGCGGTCCAGCGCCTGACGTTTGACGATAGCGTTGCGGATACGCACCTGGAAGTCCTGGAATTTCGCCCACAGGTCCAGTTTTGCGTAGGTCAGCACCGTATCAAAGTTGGTCTGCTCGCATTTGTATTCCACGTCTTCCATCAGCGTCGGATCGGTAGGCTCGCGCTCTTTGGTGGTGGTATCGGTGGTTCCGGCAATGGTGCTGCCAACGCCCAGCCCCAGCAACTGCCCTGACTGCTCAGTGACCGGCGTGATGTTAATCAGCGTCAGGAAAGCGGCGGACTGCTGGATCTGGTCTTCCAACGTCTGCTGCACGGACGGCTCCACGGTAAACTTGCTGGACAGTTCTTCAACCTCCACACTGTTCAGGCGCGCCAACTGCTGCAGATAAGCGTTAAAGGCAAAGCGGGTTTTCTTTTTCATCGGGTTTTATGCTCCATCAGCAATTGGTCAGGGTGCCTGTCGGTGCGTCACCGCCCGGCGCGCGCTGGCGGTAGTCTTTACGGCTGTCTTCGCTGCTAAGCTTCTGCTCAAGCTCGGCAAAGGCGGCCAGCTGTTCTTGCAGGGAGGACTCCAGCTCAGAAAGGCGCTTGTCCTGTTCGGACAGGGATTTATCAGTGCGCTCGCTCAGGATCTGCTGCTCAGTAGCGACCAGCTCCACGGCTTTATGCACATCAGAAAATCTCGCATCGTCGGTCTGCTCTTTTTTGGTGAACAGCGCGGTGACGCGGGCAAAGAGGGACGGCTTTTCGTCCTGGACCTCTTCCAGTTCGATCAGCGTTTCGACAGCTTCCGAAAACAGGTTTTCGGGATTCTGCTTACGGTTCGCCAGCGGGTTATGCTCGGCGCTGGCGCTGAATGTCAGCATTTCAGTGCCCAGACTGGCGGGATCATCAGTGGCAGCCAGGCCGACCAGGTAGGCTTTGCCGGTGTCGGCAAACTTAGGGCTGACTTCCATAGATGTGAATAATTTCTGGCCTTTTTTCACCAGTTCCACCAAGGACTCCGTTGGCTCAACGTCGGCATACAGCGCCATCTTGCCTGCCAGTGGACCTTCCGTGATTTCTTCAGCAAACAGCGCCGTCACCTTGCCGTAGCGGTTAAAGGTGCTGTCCGGCAGATAAGACTTGATGTGCTCAAGGTTAATCAGCGCGGTATACACCGCCGGGTTGTAGCTGGCTGCCATCTGTTCCAGCCATTCACGCTGGATTTCGCGCCCGTCGGTGGTGGCACCCTCCACACCGATGCGGAAACGCTTTGCTTTCACTGTCATGAGCCGTGCTCCGTTAGAAAAAACTTACTGGAGCCTTATGTTTGCGGTGATGGGGGGCGTGAAACAACGCGCGTCGCTTGTACGGTAGACCACACAAACCCCAGCCGGGGAAAGCCGTCAGGCAAGGCCGTATGTTTGGGCCATGAACACGACACTGACCCCCGCAGATCTCGATCCCCGTCGGCAGGCCATGCTGCTGTACTTTCAGGGATACCGCGTCGCCCGCATTGCTGAAATGCTGGGCGAGAAAGTTGCAACCGTTCACAGCTGGAAGAAACGCGACAAGTGGGGTGACTATGGGCCGCTGGATCAGATGCAGCTCACCACCGCCGCGCGTTACTGCCAGCTCATTATGAAGGAGCACAAAGAAGGGAAAGATTTCAAAGAGATTGACCTGCTGGCGCGCCAGTCTGAACGCCACGCGCGGATCGGCAAGTTTAACAATGGCGGCAACGAAGCCGACTTAAACCCAAACGTCGCCAACCGCAACAAAGGCCCGCGCCGTCAGCCGGAAAAGAATGTCTTCACCGATGAACAAATTGAGAAGCTGGAAGAAATCTTCCATTCCTCCATGTTCAACTACCAGCGCCACTGGTGGGAAGCCGGAAAAATCAACCGCATCCGTAACCTGCTGAAGTCACGCCAGATCGGCGCGACCTTTTACTTTGCCCGTGAAGCCCTGATTGACGCCCTGCTTACCGGACGTAACCAGATTTTCCTTTCCGCCAGTAAGGCACAGGCTCACGTCTTTAAGCAGTACATCATCGACTTCGCCAAAGAAGTCGAGGTGGAGCTGAAAGGCGATCCGATGGTGCTTCCTAACGGGGCCACGCTTTACTTCCTCGGCACCAATGCCCGCACAGCCCAGAGTTACCACGGCAACCTGTATCTGGATGAATATTTCTGGATACCGAAATTCCAGGAGCTGCGCAAAGTGGCTTCCGGTATGGCTATTCACAAAAAATGGCGACAAACCTATTTTTCCACGCCATCCAGCCTGACGCACAGTGCTTATCCGTTCTGGTCCGGTGCGCTGTTCAACCGTGGGCGCAGCAAAGCCGACAAGGTGGACATCGACCTGTCCCACAGCAATCTGGCCCCCGGCCTGCTGTGCGCAGACGGGCAATACCGCCAGATAGTCACCGTGGAAGATGCGGTGCGCGGCGGCTGTAACCTGTTCGACCTTGACCAGTTGCGCATGGAGTACAGCCCGGACGAATACCAGAACCTGCTGATGTGCGAGTTTGTGGACGATCTCGCGTCCGTGTTTCCGCTCAGCGAGCTGCAGGCGTGCATGGTGGACAGCTGGGAAGTCTGGACCGACTTTCATGCTCTGGCCCTGCGCCCGTTTGGCTGGCGCGAAGTGTGGATCGGTTATGACCCAGCAAAAGGTACGCAGAACGGCGACAGCGCCGGATGCGTGGTGGTGGCACCGCCAGCCGTGCCAGGCGGTAAGTTTCGCATTCTTGAGCGTCACCAGTGGCGCGGGATGGACTTCCGCGCCCAGGCTGACGCCATCAAAAAACTGACTGAACAGTACAACGTGACATACATAGGTATCGACTCGACCGGCGTTGGTCACGGGGTTTACGAGAATGTGAAAGCGTTCTTTCCTGCCGTGCGGGAGTTTGTCTACAACCCTAACGTCAAAAATGCCCTGGTGCTCAAGGCGTACGACATTATCAGCCACCGCCGTCTGGAGTTTGACGCCGGGCACACCGACATTGCGCAGTCCTTTATGGCTATCCGCCGCGCCACCACCGCCAGCGGCAACCGTCCAACCTATGAAGCCAGCCGCAGCGAAGAGGCCAGCCACGCAGATTTGGCCTGGGCAACGATGCACGCACTGTTTAACGAACCGCTGCAGGGCGAATCCGCCAATACCAGCAACATTGTGGAGATTTTTTGATGAGTGAGCTCGAAGCCTTAACCAGCACAACGCCAACAGAAGATATGGCGCCTAAAAACGCAGACGTAACTGCCGAGGCTTTCAGCTTTGGTGATCCAATCCCGGTGCTGGACCGCCGCGAGCTGCTGGACTATGTGGAATGCGTGCAGATGGACCGCTGGTATGAGCCGCCGGTCAGCTTTGACGGGCTGGCGCGAACCTACCGTGCCGCAGTGCATCACAGCTCTCCCATTGCGGTAAAACGCAACATTCTGACCAGCACCTTTATCCCGCATCCACTTCTTAGCCAGCAGGCGTTCAGCCGGTTTGTGCAGGACTATCTGGTATTCGGTAACGCCTATCTGGAGAAGCGCACCAACCGACTCGGCGGCATTCTGTCGCTGGAGCCATCACTGGCGAAATACACCCGCCGCGGGATCGATTTAGACACCTACTGGTTTGTGCAATACGGCCTAACCACGCAGCCCTACGAGTTCACCAAAGGCAGTATCTTTCACCTGATGGAGCCGGATTTAAACCAGGAGATTTACGGTCTGCCGGAATATCTGTCAGCTATCCCTTCCGCACTGCTGAATGAGTCCGCAACACTGTTCCGCCGGAAGTACTACATTAACGGTAGCCACGCAGGCTTCATCATGTACATGACTGACGCCGCGCAGAACCAGGAGGACGTGAACAACATCCGCCAGGCCATGAAAAGCGCCAAAGGTCCGGGTAACTTCCGCAACCTGTTTATGTACTCACCCAACGGCAAAAAGGACGGGATTCAGATCATCCCGCTGTCAGAGGTCGCGGCAAAGGATGAATTTCTGAATATCAAAAATGTGAGCCGTGATGACATGATGGCTGCGCACCGCGTGCCGCCTCAGATGATGGGGATTATGCCGAGTAATGTTGGGGGATTTGGGGATGTGGAAAAGGCGGCAAATGTGTTTGTGCGAAATGAATTATTACCGTTGCAAAAAAGGATGCGTGAAGTAAATGACTGGTTAGGGCAAGAAATTTTGCGATTTGAGTCATATTCTTTGGGCTGATTTCTCTTGTAAATGAACATGCTTTGCTGTTCGATAGAACAAACCAAAAATTTGATTAGTGGGAAAAGTTCGTGGTACAGCAAGCATGGTCCTTTAAGGCAATTGAGAAAGACGATCTTAGATACTGGGGAAATGATGGTTATCACGATGACTCATCAGTTTTCTATCGCTATGACAGTTTTGTAGCGAACCACAAAAATGTAAAAAACGGTGATATTGTTATTATTACCAACAGAGAAAATGTTTTAGGTATATCTGTTATTGAAAAATTAGAAACGCAGATCATTAATAAGAAGCGTAACAAATGTATTCACCTGGGCTGCAAAGCAAAAAAAATCCTTCCAAGGAAAACTATAAAACCAGAGTGGCGTTGTGATAATGGCCATGAATTTGATGAACCAAGAGTGGTTTTTGAGCCAGCTAAAGAATTTATAGCATACTACGGCAACCAGTACCGTAAATTATCCAATATTACAATGTCGCAACTTATAGATGAAACTCCACGCTACAATGGGCAAATGTCCATCCAAGAAGTTAACCATCAATGGGCTGTTGCTTTGCTTACTTCCCAACCTACTATGATTCTGGATCTAAACGCCAGCGAAGCTGATAAAGACACTCCCACTTTAATGGATGAAGATCAACGGCAAATTGTAGAACGGCAAATAAAACAACGACGTGGGCAAAAAACATTTCGCGACCAGCTATTAAAATCAAATCCTACTTGTGCCATTACGGGATGTAAGCTTGTAGATATTCTTGAGGCTGCTCACATTGATGCATATCGAAACGATAGTCACAATCATATTAGTAATGGATTATTGCTCAGAAGTGACATTCATACTTTATATGACCTAAATCTTTGCGCTATAGATCCGAACACAAAAACCATTCATTTTTCAGCGGAGGCTTTGAAAAATGGGTATTCGAAATTTGAAGGTTTAAAAATAAGCATTAAACACAACATCGCAATAAAACCACTATTAACTAGGTGGCAGTTATTTAAGATTAAAAAATCTGTTGATATATAATACCTAGCGACAACCTAAGGGAGCCTTTAGCATCAAAGGCACCCTTTAGCATAGCACTATAGCACTAGGGAATCAGTGATCCATTTTTTATTATGGCTTGCACGATAACAATCATAGAGAAATAAATCCGATCTCGTATTCGTTGGGAGTTCAATTTCAGGGATGTAATAGCTTGCTGGATTGCTATTATCTAATGATATTAAAAAGTTTTGATTAACGATCGTTGAAAGAGATGTATTAGCTTCCAATAAACTAAATGGACCATACTTTACACAATACATTACAACACAAGCAGCAACTGCGTCCATTACGTTTTCTAAAGTTGAAAAATGGAATGCCCCTGATCTATCATGTTTAGTTTTATTATATGCTTCATACCATGGCAAGGAATTTGTGGGATTATTTGCATTCCAACCATCAAAGGGTTTGAAATTTCTTAATCCGTCATAATTCAGATATTGAATTTTATATTCAGACAAAAAACACTTATCAAGTAATTTTACATAATCATTTGTGGAATACCGACCGCTTGAACGAGATAAATTTGTATCACTAATGATTGACACCCATTGATTTTCAACTTCAGTACAAGCAAGAATTAATAACTCTCTACATTTATGACTGTAAGAAATCAAACCATGGGTACTTGGTTCAACATATAGAAATATATCATCGAGCTTTTCTATCAAAACTCTCAGGGCTTGCTCTGTTGCTCTTTTTTCAAACTTATCGATACCTAATGCGGTTTCCGTATCATTGACATAATATAAAGATGGCCGCCACACTCCCCTAGTGACATGTCCAACCTCATTATCTAAAGGGGATATGTTCTGCGCCCCAAATACTCTCTGAACCCAGTCATTAAGAGTTCCGCTTCGTTGCTCAATAACAGTTAACCCAACTGATATTACATTAAATCCCACGTCACGCCCATACAGATGTACAAAATGACTTGTTGTTTCGTAAGCGTAACCGAGTTTTTGCTTTTGATGTGTTGTTGTTTCAAAATTAGGAATGCGTGTATGAGTGTTTTCGTACCAGATTCCGTTCATCATCACCTCTAATGAGAGCCGATTATATTTCATTTGTTTATAGGGACGATACTACACTATATTGTTCCAGTGACAGTTACTATTTTAGCCATTTCAGGCATGCTGCGCGCGCTCGTATCCCCGCCACGCCTGCCCGCTTTCTGTAGTGGTTTTCATGCACCTGCATGGCATCAACAAAAGCCCGCCAGTTCTGGCGAGCCTCAGCAAAAACGATCCTCAAACGATCATGCGATTTCATGCAGCATAGTCATGCACAACAATTCACCTTAAGAAAAAACATCTGATATGCTCCAACTGCTTCGACCCTTTTCCAGTAGCTTGCTATGGCTTATCTTTAATGCAACTGTAATCGTATATGAAGATACAATCCCTACCAATCATAAAAATGAGGAACACAAAGAATGGCTGTGCACAAGCTCTCTGGTGCGTTTTTCCACGATATGCAGGTTGAGTGGCCCTGCCCTAAATGCCATCAGAAAACCCTACAGATCATTAAAGAAAGTTTCGTCTTGAATGACACACATGACACCCAAAAATACCGAAGTGAAGATTGGTTTGAACCAGAAATGGATTCATCTGTTTTCAGTTGCATGGCCCGCTGCTCAAGAAGGCAATGTGGCGAAGTTGTAGCCTGTTCTGGTCAGAGTGGATGGGAACAAGGTTGGGATGAAGAAAGAAATGATATGGAGTACTATCAATGGCACAGACCTTTCACCTTTTTCCCATCCCTGCATCCTTTCGAAATACCTGAAAAATGCCCAAAAGAAATTACCGAACCACTTGAAGCCTCATTTTCCATTTTCCTAATACAGCCTGGAGCAGCAGCAAACCTAATCCGAATTTCAGTTGAAAGAATGCTGACCGCTATGGATGTAACTGAACGTAGTGATAATGGCAAACGCATAACCCTACACCACCGTTTAGGGATGCTGCCTAAATTATACGAATCGTTTTCAAAGCCTCTTATGGCAATTAAATTTTTAGGAAATGCCGGAAGCCATACCTACGATGAAGTAAAAATCAAAGACATTGAGGATGCTTTTGAGATTATGGAGTACGTCGTCAATGACTTGTTCTCCGGTCGTAAAGAATCTATCGAGGTATTGACGAAAAGATTGAGTGAAAAATTCAAAGAAAACTGATCGAGATACAGGAGGTTCACTTTTACAGGCAAAATAACCGCTTCTCCTTTGAACCACCTAACGCCTCGCTACACTCTTTGTTCAACCTTGCGGACGGTAAAAACCAGTTTTATCGCCCGCAATGTTCCTTAATGTAACCAGCAGTCGTCCTGCCAGACCTGCTGCATAATTTCCATCACTCGCTTTTTGTCTTCATCCTGTTTTAGCCCGCTTAGTTCAACACCATTGGCGCTGCCCTTACGGATGCGAATTGCTGTTTTTGGGTACAGAGGGCGCAAATTACGGTAAAGCTCGGTTTCAAGGACGTCCAGTGTGGACTGGCTAATCTTCTGCTCTTTATCGATCATTATTTCAATACGCATACAGATTCCTTTTAACTGGTCACGTCCATAGACCTGCTGTATTCATGGCTGCGAATTTTTGCCATCAGTTCGTCTGTCAGTTCGGACACCCACTGGATAGCCAGCCGCTTCTCTTCGTCGCTGCACTCACTAGCCGCCACAAGCTTGATAAAAAAATCAATGCGCTGGAGCTTCAACGACTCCAAAAGATAGTCCTGCATCTTCCCTCCTTTCACTGCTACGGAACACAATGCTGTATATATAACTACTGTTTATAATTACAGTATATTAGGAAGCTAGAAATGTAAAACTCTTTTTATCTGTCAATTAGATAGCCCTGACACCGTTCAATAACAGCATAAATTATTAACCCGCGTCAGACGTACCATTGCCGCCATCTATCATCTTCCTGCAACCGCTGGTTACGGTAAAAAATACGCAACCCAGCCCCGGATGGAATACTGCCGCCACGCAGAAGCAAATCAATCTCCGATGTACTACCTTCAAAGCCTCTGGAACTCAGTTCTGCCTTAAGCTGCAGGCGCTGCTGCTCCGAAATATTCTGTTTGTATGCTGTTTTCCGCTTCGGTTTTACCAGTCTCAACCTGGCGGTAAGCTCCCGCCGTTCCTTCTGGCCCATATTGTGGAGATAATCCTGCAGTTCCTTCTCATTCATGGTTTTAATATCGGGCAGATCCCCCCCTGTCTGGTTCAAATTTTCAACAGGGGGACAGTTATTGCCACGAGTCCAAGGGGCGCAAGCGCCCTGGTCGGCTGCCGCCTCCTGAACGTCAACGGCCTTACGGACCATCTTCCACTTGATTGCGTGCGTGCAGATCCGGCCCTCAATGATCGGGGACCAGATGCCATAGATACGAATACCGTGGTCGCCGTAGGCGCTCGGCTCATCGTTAAGCTCGTATGCCGTTCTGACCAGGTGATGTTTGCGGGGAACCAGTACACCGCCCTGTTTCATGATGTAGGTGGCAAAGCAACCCGCGTCTGCAGCTGCCAGTACCGCATCCAGACGCGGATTATCCAGTACCGGCGCACCCGCTTTGCGTTCGCCCTGCACTCTCGCCGCCTGACCAGCCAGCAAGCGCAGCTCGCGGTATGCCTGACGCCCCGGAATACCAAAGAAACGAAATTGCTGGACACGGTGCAGTGACGCCCATGCGCTGACATGCTCGGCGCTGTCACGCAGCGATCTGCCGGTTTCTTTGCTGATTTCCTTAGCCAGCCCTCGCCCGTCGATGTTTTTGCTGATGTATTTAGCGATATAGCTGGTCGGCGTGCCCTTACGCGGGTTGATAAGCTCGGACTTGAAGCGCGGCCCTGTATTGGTGCCCAGCTCCTCGCGGTCTTCACGGATGGCAAACTTACGCAGCAGCGCGGTGATGGAACGGCGGTCTTTTTTACGCATGAAGCACAGAAGATGCCAGTGAACGGTGCCGTCATGGTGCGGCTCTGCAACGCGGACGCCGTACCAGCGCAGCCCGGCCTTGTGCATTGCCTTGCGAAAAGCGGCGAACGTATCAACCAGATAGTCACTGCTCTGACGGACGGTGGCGCTGGTCCACTTAGGATTAGGTCTGCCGTTGTTGAGGGTTGCGTGGAAGCGTGACGGGCAGGTGATGGTGTAGAACACCGCACAGTCTCCGCGCATTTCCGCGATCAGCTCCAGTCCCTTAACACAGGCCATCATTTCATTACGGCGGTGTGCCGGGTTGCTGTTACTGGCGTTCACCACGTCTTCCATGTCCAGCGTGTCGCCGTCTTCGTTGACCAGCTCATGCGAGCGGAAGAACTCCAGCGATTTGCGGCGCTGCTCGCGTTTGTGGATCACGGCTTCATAGCTGACATACGGGGACGCTTTTTTGTTGACCAGGCAGACGGCGCGCAGCTGCTCCTCCCGCCACTCGCAGCGCATCTGCCACAGTTTGCGATACCACCAATCCGCGCACAGCATACGCGCCAGCGATGGTGGGATCAGTTCATAAGGCACCGGCTTGCGGCGGCGCTTTTTGCGGCGTAACTGTTCAAACGCTGGCGGGATGACCTCAAGGCGCATGGCTTCTGCTGCAACCCTTTCCCATGCCTGGCGGATTTCTTCTGGTTTAACATCGTCACTGACAAACAGATCACCGCAGGCCGAATCAAGACACATGCTCATATGTGCCGCAACCAGCGTGGAAAGGCGCTTGACCTGATCCTGATTCATTTCAGGCAGTACCAACAGCCCCTCCAGCCCGTCATGGCTCGCCATGAACCGGAAAGACGCAGATACCTGACTGTCACGCACACGCTCCAGCCGCTCAAGACACGGCCTGATTGTTTCGCGCAGGTAGCGGGAATAGGCTTTTGCTCTGCCCAGACTATGGAAATATTTAATCCGCTCCAGCAGAGGCTTGCTGATATGGGACGGCATGGCGTTAACGTCAGCCAGAATGACCAGATCGGGATTAAAACGCTGCTGCTCGCGCGCCATTTTGGCACGACTAATCAGCCGGTCCTGCTCCATTTCACGCTGGACAGGATCACGGGATTCATTGAAAAAATAGCGTTCCCAGACCTCATCGCTCAGCGCCTCACGGCGCAGCTGCTCCTGCTCGTTATCCGCAGCGTAAAGAGCGATCAGGTTTGAAAGCGCAGACTCCGGCGCAACTTCCGCCGGGTCCAGATATGGATTAACCGCTTTTTTGGGGTTATTCCATGAAAAGGCCACGGCGGCCTCGTTCGAGCCGCCGGTGGTTGGTGCATTATGTAATGTGAGTTTACTCACTGCCACGCCCGCACCTCAGTTTCCACCGAGATATCTGGACCGGACGCCAAATCGACACCAAACCAGCCTGCTGATTTTGTGGCGATGATTTCTGCTGCAGATTTACTCTCACCGGCAGCCACACCTATGCTGCGCTTTGCAGTGATGCGATGGCGGGTAAAATTACGATAAAGCGAACGGGTCAGGGACGTGTCGCTGTTGGACACGATAACCGGATGACCTTCGGATGACCGGCGCTCAAGAATAGACGCCATATGACACTGATCGTCCTCTGTAAAACCGGCAGTGTGATAACCGCTAAATGTGCCATCGTATGGCGGATCACAATAAACAACATCACCAGCCTGCAGCAGCGCCAGTGTTTCGTCATAGCTGGCACAAATAAACGTTGCACGTTTAGCCTTCTCGGCAAATGTGCGTATTTCATTTTCAGGGAAGTACGGCTTTTTATAATGTCCGTATGGATTGTTATATTCACCCTTCTGGTTATAACGGCAAAGACCACGATAGCCATGGCGATTTAAATATAGGAAATATGCTGCTTTTTCTACTTCATTAGAAATGGAGTAATTGAAATGCTGGCGGACACGGTAATACTGAACATCCGAATTAAAATCTTTAAATAACTCCCTAGCTATCTGAATGACAGCCTCATGGTCAGTCTGAATCATCAGATAAAGATTAATCAAATCATGATTAATATCTGCGACAAGATAATGAGGATAGTCTGTCGCCATCATCACAGCACAGGAACCCGCGAAAGGTTCAACCAGTCGCGAGCCAGCAGGAAGGTGCTTAATCAATTCCGGCATGATAGCGGTTTTATTTCCCGCCCATTTCAGGATAGTGGTCATTTAGCACCACCTTTAGCCAGTTCATGGACAAGCCCTAGCGTCATTTTGCAATCAGCTAATGCACGGTGTGCCTTTCCTTCAACGCTAACCCCTTCATGTGCAGCGGCATCAACTAATTTGTGCCATTTATAACCCTTAAATCGCCCTGGCTCGCCGCGATACTCCGCATATAGCATCATGGCGCAGGCCGAACGCTCATTTAAAAAATAACAAAAGCCGTCATTCTCAAGCCCATATAATTTTGCAGTTTGATATATAAGCCTTGTGTCGTAATCGGCGTTATAGATAACAAAGCCATACTCAAAGAATAAAGAAGCAACTGCGCCGTGAATATCTTTCCACGTTGGCGCATACATAACCATTTCATCAGTTATTCCATGAATGGCCGTAGCCTCTGCTGGAATTGGTTTGGTTGGTTTAACCAATGTATTTAACATGATAAAACCAGCGCTATCTATTAAACAGATTTCTACTATTTCCGCATCATCACCCAAACCTGTAGTTTCGGTGTCAATAAATATACGGTCATCTTCAAGCCATTTTTTTGCACGCTGGCTAATAGTTGCATTGGTAATGCTCATAAAGCACTTCCGTTATAATGTTTACTTTTCAGTTCTAAGATTTCCTGACAGGTAACGCAGCACTGCACGCCCGGTATGGCTCGGCGGCGTGCTGGCGGGATCGGTGCATCGCAATCAATGCAGAGAACACGGGAAACGCCCGGCGTTTTATTGCGGGCGGTGTGGATGTGGCGCTGGCGTTCTTCTTCAACGCGCTGCTGTACGAGGTCCATTGAATCAGCCATCAGTGGATCTCCTGCGCTTCGTTCTGAATGTTTTCAGCCGCAATACGCAGCAGCTCCGCCGCTTCAACGTGGTTAAGCTGGCGTGACGTGATGTGGCAAGCCAAGCTATCAAGACGGGCTGCCATTGCCGCGGCACGTGCACGGCGTTCTTCCATGCGTGCATCAGTCAGCATCTGGTTAAGGCCAGCATCATCTGGTCCGGTTTTAGTGGTACGGGTTTCAATATTTCGCATAGTTGTTTCTCCTGAATTTGGGCAATAAGAAGCCCGGCGGGTTTACGCCATTAATTTCTGTTGTGGATTAATTCGGCATGGCTAGCCGATTTGGAAATAAACTCACCACTGTACGGAAATGGTTCATTGCTTTAATCAGCTCCCGCTTTTCGTCAGTCGTCAGCTCACTAACATTGACGCTATGACGTTCCGCCGGAATCTTTGCCATAAAGAATATTGCGGCTAGTGCGCGTTTATTCTGCTCATGGTTAATATCCCGTTGGTCCCGCATATCGCTAATAAAGCGCTCCAGTTCTGAATCAATATTTAAGCCAAACACTTTCGCCCTTAATTCCGCGATGTGGTTTAACCCATTAAGACGGAGGCCAGCGCTTAGCGGAACAGTCGCAGCATCGCCTTCAATAGCCATGGTTTCCCCTGCTTTTTAGTGGACAGCTCAGCCAGCAACGCATCCTGAGAGCGGCACGGATGCCAGCGCTTGCCATCCTTCCCCATAATCCAGCCATGACCGCAGTGCATTGCAGGACTTTGCTTAACGAGCAGTGATGCAAAAGATGGTTCTTTAGTCAGCATAACCACCTCAGATCAGGCCGAACGAAGCGCCGAGGCCCGTCACGGTATCTACTGCGCTTGCCATCGCCGGATTAGCCTGCAAACGCGCATGCAATGAAACTGCAGTGAGTGCCATAAGGCGCGTAACAGAGTTGATGCTATTGATCACATCGCGGCGGCCTGCACTGGTTTTCACATCACCAGATACTGCGCCTGCAGCTACACGCCCAATCTCCGCAGTTGCACTCATGACGTAATGCGGCAGGTTCTCTTTTGCCACTTCATTCAATGGCACGCACGGCAGGCAATGGATTTGAGCCAGAAAACCGTCAACCAGCGTTGAGTCTTCTGTGATATCAGTCAGCAGCCAGATCTCCGGCGGCGTAAGTTGATGCGGTTGCTCCGGGTTCAGCTTATTGCGCAGCGTCTGGACATTCATTCCTGCGCGTTCTGCCAGCTTCGCCATATTGTGACGCAGCGCGAAAGCCCGGCAGGCTTCGTCAAAGTGTGGATGTTTGGAAATCTTATAATCAAACATGCAAGCCCCTTAGAAAGTTCTCATAATCGAACTTACTGACCAACAATGACGCGGAAGTTGGAATGACCAAGAGACTCACGAACCTGGTCGGTTTTGTACATCAGGTATCGCAGGCTTACACGTCCTTTATTTTTTCTTTCTTCACCATGTACTTAGCAAGCTTACCATGGTGAATTTTTTGATACACGGAGCCACGGGAGATACCTTCCCACTCCGCGAACTCAGCAGGCGTTGCCATCTCTTTTGGTACACGAATTGAAATATCAGTGCTCATAGTGCAATATCTCTCGGTTAAGGTTTGGTTTACGTCGTTTTATCTTGTTTTATTTGATTCAATAATTGATACATCGAGATACTACGATCCAATTTTTGATACGTCAATAGGATTGAAAAATGATACAGGTGAAAGCTGGCGAGAATACCGGGGGAAGAGAGGCTATACATAGGTTAATGGCTGCCTACGATTTTAAGTCCAGACAACAACTGTGTGATCACCTGGGTGCATCCAAAAGCACCATGGCAAACAGATACTTAAGAGATAGTTTTCCGGCGGAATGGGTGATTCAGTGTGCTTTAGAAACGGGAGTTTCGTTACTGTGGCTCACTACCGGACAGGGAGAGCCAGGTTCAAATATTGACCATAAAAAAGATATCAATTTCGTGAACTCCGCCAAAGTTAAACCTCTTTCGGAACTTGTTTCCCCTGAAATTGACAAGGCAACTCTCAACGGTGGTTTATTGGTTGAGGCAGGAAAAGCAATCATTGATACCAGCCTGCTTCCCTCAGACTCAGGCGACCTATTGTTAGTTAATACTGCTGGAGATTCTTATTTAGTAGACCGCAGCCAGACTCCACCAGTTAATGGCATATGGTTGGTAGATATCGACGGAATAAAAAGTATCGTTAAGTTAACACGTCTACCAGGAAACAGATTGGTGGTGCATCAAGACGAATCATCCTTTGAGTGCAGCCTAGACGACATTGAGGTAGTGGGCCGCGCTTTAAAAATAATCAAGAGCCTCTAACTTATGAGCATCAGAAAACAGCCTAACGGAAAATGGTTGTGTGAATGCTACCCGAACGGACGGGATGGCAAGCGTGTACGCAAGCAATTTGCGACTAAAGGCGAGGCCATAGCATTCGAAAACCACACCATGGATGAGGTGAACAAAAAACCGTGGCTGGGGGAGAAGGAAGATCGGCGGCATTTGTCAGAAGTGATTGATCAGTGGCATTCACTTTATGGGCAGACGCTGGCAGACCCCAAACGCCTGATGGCAAAACTCAGCATTATTTGTAATGGCTTGGGCGATCCCATTGCCTCAGAGTTAACCGCAGGCGATTTTACGAAATACAGGGAAGCACGGTTAAAAGGTGAAGTAAAAAATGAAGATGGCGTGCTTATGTCGCCAGTTAAGCCCCGTACGGTAAACCTTGAACAACGTAACCTATCATCTGTTTTTGGCACACTGAAAAAGCTGGGCCACTGGTCAGCCCCCAACCCGCTCGCTGGGCTGCCAACATTCAAAATCGCAGAGGGCGAACTGGCGTTCCTGGCACCGGAAGAAATTAAACGTCTACTGGATGCCTGTGCTGATTCTCAGAGTCCCAGTTTGCTGATGATTGCAAAAGTATGCCTGGCAACTGGCGCCCGATGGAGTGAAGCTGAAAACCTGCAGGGCCATCAGCTATC